GTTCTATAACTTCATCTGTTACTGAATCAATAGATGGTGCTTGTACTGAATTGGGATTAGGTAATGTTGTTGTTGGAATTGTTGGTGCAATAATTTTTGTAGCCCAAGTGTAATGACTATCTTGATGTTCTACCAAAGTTAATCCAACTGTATAATCATTGTTAAAAGTAATTCCTAAAACTCTAAATGGTTTTGCAGAAAATCCTAATGATGAATGAGTGATATTAACTATATCTCCAATGTTTAATTCATAACCTTTAAAAGCTACATTTAAAGATAATCCTAAAGCCTGTCTTGATCTTCTTAAAATAACTTCTGCTAATTCTTCTGCTTGATATTTATTTGTTATTGTTGGAAATGAAAATCTACCCTCTAATAAAAATCCACCATCTTCTGCTTTCATTGTTGCGTGTTTATCTTCGTTTGCTAATCCTGTTTCATCAATAGGTGGAAATTGAGTTTCATTAACTTGCCAATTTCGATCAGGCTCAATATAAGATACAATAACTCGATTATATCGTTCATTTTTTTGTGGGATTGCTAAAGTATATCCACCAATAATTTCATCTTCAGTTAATGTTACACTTGCTGTTCCTGTTGTTTCAATAACTAAACTATATTTACCTTGTGAATATGGAATATAGCCTCTACAGCCTTTAATCATATCTCTTACATTGTCTATAATTTTTCTTGAAGTATCTAATGCTGTATTACAATCAAAAATATTAATATCGCTTCCACCTGAATATGGAGTTACTTGTGTTTCGCAAACTTGTGAAGCATCATAAAAACTTTGTAAATCTATTTCTGAAGTTGATAAACCTTTTCCATATCTTTCATTAGTTAAATAATCTAGCAAACACCAAGCTGGGTTTGTTGAGTAACTAGGAGATTGTTCTACTAAACTTGCATTATAAGTTTTAACTTTTTTACCTTTTATTTGAGCCTGAACTTTAGGTATTGCACCCCATACATCTTGATTCCATTTAAAACGAACTGCAAGATAACAAAGACCACGAAGTCTATGATTATTACCCCAAGAAGATAAAGTTGATAATAATGTTGATGAAGTTTGATTATCTGTTCCAAAATGTGGTTCTAATCTGATTAAACTTTCTCCATCTTTATAATAATTAGAATCTGAACTTGCTACTTCAACAGCTGTACCATCTGATAAACTAGATGCAAATGTAACTTCTTTATCATCAACATAAATTTTTTCTATAGAATTTATTTCTCCCTCTGACATAACAATTGCCATGTATAAATATTTATTATCTTTGCCAGATGATTCCATAAACACACGAACACCACCTAATAATCTTTCCCCATATACAACTGGAATACTTGCATCATTGGATTGTTTATTAACTAATAAACCTCTTTCAAAATCATCAAACTGACTTGTTCCAAAATCTTCAATATCAGGAACTTTAGGTCTTAATGCCCAAGATATAAATAAAGTTGCACCCAAACTAAGTAATGGATTTGCACCAAATACTTTACTTATTACTGGAGCCGCTGTTTTAACAACTTTAGTTACTGTTTCTACTGCACCACCCATTATTTATGAAACTCCCTTTTATATTTACTTGCTACTCTGTAAATATTATTGTTATCATCTAATCTTAACCAATTAATACATTGATTAGTTTTTAAAAAGTTTTTAAAGTAATTATAAACCCATGACATGACTACTCTAGGGTTTCTTAAAATTAATATATCATATAACCAAAGTCTATCTCCACTTTGCCATTTATCTTTTTTAATAATTGCATTTGTTTTATATTGATCTTCACATTCTTTATTTAAAAAAGCCCAATTAACAAATCCAAATATACCTTTATCATCTTTGAATATTTTATATTGATTACATTTTATAGATGGTTGAATATGGTATTCTAAATCAATATCGTTATATTTCTTATATCTATTAAATTGTTTATAGAAATTAATAATAGTCTCCATTATTCTTTACCCCATTTAATTTGATTGACTATTTCAGATGAAAATTCCATTCCAACATCTGTGCTGAAAAATCTTTGTTGAGAATTATTATTTGTTTTACGACCATTTCTTTTATCAAAGTCAGCCCATTGAGATACAATAGATAAAACTACTGAACTAGATGTATCAGATTCTTGAATACTAAAATTTTCAATATTGCCTTTATATAGTAATAAAGGGTCAGCAATAAGAGTATTAGAACTATCTAATAATCCTCTATAAATATCCACTTCATCATTAGTTACATTTTCATTTAATACTAAAGAAATAAATGTTTGATCTGCACCAGATAAAGTAAGTTTTAAACTAGATTTACTTACATCAGTTTGTTCTGAAAATTCAGAAAAACCCATAATAAAATCTGATGAATTATAAGTAACTGATGAGCCAGATACAGAAGATGTTAGTGGAAAAGAGCAATCAGTAATATTAACAGGAGTGCTGAACCCAATAGTGATAAGATGTACTGGTCTAATATCATTTGTTGCTAATGCGTTCTTTATCGCTGTTGATAGACTTCTGGTCATATTCTTCGTAATTAGTTTGGGTTACACTTTCTGTACCTTTTACCATAGTAAATTCAAATTTGCTATTAGGTTTATTATATTCCTTTAGATCGTTTATTGAAGTATCTATTTCATCTTCATTAACAATCGCTTCAGCAATAAAATCGGCAGTTATTTTGTGTACTATTTTATATTTTTTCATTAAAGCGATTCTTCTACATCAATTTCGAATTGATATAAAGCATTACCATCTTTATCAGAACCTACAACTCCAAATTCTTGAATATCGTTAGTTAGATGTACTGTAAATGGAACATTATCGTAAGTTATATCTGAATTAGTAATAGCTGTTGTTAAAGGTGGCTCAATAGTAAGTGAACCTGTTGAAATATCTGATTGATCTGCAACTACCATATAAACTTTATCGTGTGATGCAAATTTTATAAAATCTCCAGCTTTTAATGTGCCTGTACCACTACCACCTAATGTAATTGATGTAGCACCAGCAGATGCAGTACCATTAGGAGTTCCACTAGCTGTACCTCTAGCATTTTCGACTTCTGGTGGCACTATTGTAAAGTTTTCTTTACCTGATCTTTGTTTAACTATAAATGCCATAAGTTCGCCATAAACATCACTTCTTTTTGCAGTTATAATTTGTGCAGTAAATCCAAATCTTTGACCATCTATTTGTCTAGCAAGTTTCTTACCAGATACAGATTTAGAGATAATAGTATTTTGAATTGATTTAATTCCTAAAGATTGAAATTTAGCAGTAGATATTGGAAATGCACCAGCCATTAGATTAGACTTCCCTCTCCTCTTTCATTAACTGCATTGTTAATAATAGAAGTTATAGTTCCTCTTGATCTAACCAATAAATCTTCAAAGCCAGATGCGTCTAATGTATTGATATTGAAATTAACTGTAGTTGCACCTCTATTTCCACCTCTAGCAGATTGAGTGATTTGACCAGATTGGTTTGGAATAAATAATTCAGCACCTTGTTCTCCTACCATATAAGGTTGTCCTTTTTGAACAGCACCACCATTAGCTTTACCACTAAATATTTTACCAATAGTTCCTAAGAATCCACCAGATGATGTTGAGGTTTGTAATATTGAATATTTTGCTTGTGCTTTTTTGATTGCTAATAATACAGTTTCTCTAGCAATAATTTCTATAATGGTTGATAATATTTCTACCATTAAAGTTCTTGCTAAATCTTTAAATGTAGTTTTTAATTCTTTACCTAATACAATAGCTTCAGCTAATCCTCTTGAAAAACCTTTAATACCCATTTCTAATATTTTAGAAACAAATAATGCACTATCTGTAAGTTTATCCATATCCTTTTTAATAACATCAGAAATTTTAGTAAAGTTATCTTTGGTTTCAACTAAACTTTTATTAGTATCTAAAACTGCTTTATATCCTTTATGTAAATCTCTTTGATAAGCAAATACTTTCTTATTGAGTTGATCTTGTGTTTTACCTATTTCAATATTTACAAATGGAATTTTATTAAGAAGTACAATTAAATTTTCATATTGGTTACGCAAAAATGATACGGCTCTAGCAACACCTCTAACTGCCGCCGCAAATCCTTGAACGGCTTTAGTTAATATAAATCCAATAGCATTAGCAATAGCCTCAAAGTCTTTACTATTTTCTTCTATAAATTTATTTAAACTACTAAATTCTTTTTTAAGAGCATCAAAGAATTGAGCACCAGCTACATTTTTCTTAAAGTTAAATAATTTATCTCCAAGCATTGATAATGTTCCAGTAAATGTAGTTGCTAATTCATCAGTAGCACTTCCGAATTTACCACCCTTACCAAATACTTTTTCAAATGCTTTTATAGTTTCTTCTGCTGATACAGTTGCACCAGCTTTAAAACCAAGCATATTTCTAACACCTTTTTCTCTAAAAACATCAGCCGCCGCAATACCACCAGCAAATGATCTTTGTATTTGTTCTGCTGTTTGTTGAAAATCTAAACCTGTTACTGCCGCAACATTACCTGTAATTTCTAATATGCTTGAAAGTCTTTCAGCATCTCCAGCAACAACTGCTAAGTTTCCTGATGCCGCTTGAATTTGCTCTAGTGAAAAAGGTACTCGACCAGCAAAATCTGCCATCACATCAAATGCTTTAGCACCCTCTTGTGTACTACCAAATAATTGTTTTAATCTAACATTTAAGTCTTCAATACTTCGACCAGTTGTGACAAATGATTTAACAACTAAACCAGCACCTAATGTTGCAAATGCACCTCTTAAAGAAAATACTGCTTTTTGTAATCCAGCTAATTTACCTTTGATACCATTAAAGGCTTGTCTAGTTTTATCTTGTGCTAGAATATTTATCTTTAAATTTTGTGCCATTATGTTTTAAACCTTTTTGCTTCAGCTAATGATTTTTCTGTTTTATATTGTTCTTGTTCTTTTTTCAAGTAGGCTAACCATAAATTATAATGGCTGACAGGCATATCAAGAACTTCTTGAATTGTAAGATGTAATCGTTCTGCTATGACTAATAGCGACCTTACATCAGGGTCGCTTTCTACTTTTTTTCGGCTTCCTCAAATGAGGTATCTAATAATATTCTATTAGCTATATTACCAATAATATTAGAATCAGCTTTCTTTCTTAATGCAAATTTATCTTCTGGGCTAAAGGCTTTAATTAATTCGCCTTTATCATTTTTAACTTGAAGTTTCATAATAATTAAATCAACAAGAACAGTTAAGTCTTGGAAGTTGTTAGACTTCTTAAAAATTATATTTTTTTCTTCAAGTGTTAGAGGCTCTGAATAAAAGACACTAGGATTACCATTTTCATCTTTCCATTCCTCAACTTCAATAGTGATAGTTTTAAGAGTTTCAAAATGAGATTTAACTCTATCAATAACTGACATAAATTAGAATTATACAGTTCCTACAGTTAAAGCACCAGTTCCTTGAAATGTTACTGTTCTTGAAACGATTGCATCCATAGCATTGTTGATACTCATACCAGTAATAATACCTGTTCCTGTGTAACTTGCATCTCCTGAAGCATTACCCTCTGGTAATAAAACAAAAGAGATAGAAGCACCAGCTAACAAAGTTTCTTGCTGTGCATCAGTTTCGTCAAAGTGCATTTCGATTGTTCCCGAGAATGAAGTTCTACCAGCTAAAAATGATTTAGTTGAATCAGTTAAAGCAGTATCTTCTACAACATCTCCAGTAGTTTCTAAAGTGAAAGAAGTAACTTCTCCCATTTCAGTTCCACCAACTGTTACAACTCCTTCTTTTCCGTGATGTGTTGCCATGTCTTTTTTTCCTTTTTAATTTTTGGTTTGATTTCTTGTTCTTGCTTATATCCTAGTCTTAGATAATGTTCAAGATTTGTTTCATTGATAATTATCTCTGAATTATTTTTATATAGTTTAATATCTTTAGCCATATTACCTTTTACTATTTATCTTCTTCTTCGTCAATAAAGTCTTCATCTTCCTCATCTTCTTCAAACTCCTCATCATCTAAGTCTTCTTCTTCCCAAGTTTGATTATCTTCTAATGAGTTTTCTTTAATTTCTTCGATTAAGTCTTTTACTTCTTCGCAAAGTATAGATTCTTTATCGTGCATTTTTTCTATTTGATCTACTTTTTTAAGTATTTTATTTAATAGTTTTTCATTCATGGTTTAATCCTTATGGTGTTCCAGCTTGATATTCGTACATACACCTAATCGTCATTCTAATACCACCAACAGGAAATAAACTACCCTCGTCAGTTTCTACTTGTATCACTTCCGAATCAAGTGCGTTACCATTACGAGTAATATCATTTTCTATTGCAGTTTCAATAGCTGTAATTAATTCATTTCTTTTAGTATCTATGTTGCTTTCTGCACCTTTTACAAAGCCTAATATAACAAAATCAATAGTACCTGTTCTAGTTCTAGCACCAGAGCCTAATTCAGCATCATCTCTATTTTCTTCAGATGTTTGTACTATTACTGCTGGATATTGTTGTTCAGATAATTCATCTAATATAAAAGGTTGCCTTGTAGCCTTTTTAATTGCTGGGCTACTAATAGCTGAAATAGTCGATAATAATTCAGATGCTATATTTTCTCTTATGCTCATATTCTAAACTTCCTTAATTCTTTTTCTACAAATCTGTTAAATGATTTCTGTATAATCTTTTCTGTTCTATTATTAAAGCCAAAAAATTCTCTATTTTTATCTCCCATCATAACTTGATTAAATAAAGCCCTTTGTCTCATTTCTGCATTATTGAAACCTAATGAAACTTTATGTTTGCCTGTTTTTTTAGTTCCTAAACTTCCTAACATTCTACCAGTATAAAATAAATCTACAGAAGTTGATTTACCCTCTCTACGCAATCTTTTTAAATAACCCTCTGAATATGGCTCAAATCTAACATCATTTCTATCAATACCTTTTTGTGTTTTAGTTCTAATAATATCTAATAACTGAAATCCAGCTTGTTTGACACCTTTATCAATTATTCTTGGAAGTTTAGATTGTAGCCTTTTAAACTTTTTGCTTATCTCTTTGGAGTTAGATTTTATCTTTAAATCTACAGCCATTATCTCTGCAATCTATTATAGCCGTGTAAGTTTTCTCGTTCAGCAACAGAAATAGATTGGTTATCATCAGAGTCATATTCTACACCATCTTCTAATATCTTTTGAAACTCAACATTGTATTGGCTATTATAATGTTCTGCCATTCTTTCAAATCTATCTTTTTCTGTCTCTGGTCTAAATTTTGCTAATGCTGGACATAGGAATTTACCTAAGAATAAATATACACCAGCCCTTTTAAACTGATCTAAATTAACTTTGTCGTTTTCTAATTCTACTGTGTTTAATATTGTTATATCTGTAAATACATTTTGCTTATAGGTTTGCCACCATCTAATTCTTAAATCTCTTAAAATATCGTTTGTTGTTTGTGCTAAAAAGAAAGTTGTTTGTGCGTCTCCTGATGCAATACCAAAGTCAAATGCGTCAGGTTGATAATTCGTTACATCAGTTGTTGTGATTACATCTGCACCAGTAAAGTTTGTCATAATAAAATCTCCTAATTGATAGATGGGGGATTTCTCCCCCACCTAATAACTCTAATTATTAAAGAGCCGCGTCAGTTGTAACTTGGCAACCATAGTCATCTTTGATAACTCCAGTTCCATAAGTCATAGTTCCAACGATCTCAGTTGCTCTTAAAGAAGCATCTCTTTGAGTCTCGATTGAGAAGTCAGATTTCATTGCTAGACCTAATGATTGAGGGTGGAATACACCACCAACTGCATCATCGTATGCGTCAGCCGATATATTTGCGTTCTCGAATAAATCGATTCCAAATACTGTACCAGCATAGCCATTTCTTAATGTTTCATTTGCAACATCACTCATAGCATTTGCACCAGTTGAATAACCAGCATTTGTTAAAGATTTTTTCAAGTTGAACATAGCTTTTGGAGAGAACACACCATAGTAAGGTCTAGGTACATTCAATGCTCTTAAAGTTGATTCAGCTTTTAAAAGTAAGTCAGCAGTTAATTCAGTTCCAGCCGCACCTAAGTCATTACCAGTTGCGAATGAAGCGAATAAACCAGCTAAA